AGTTGAACTTTATTGAGATTGCCAGAGGTATTGCTCATCTTGGACACATACCTTATGAAGATATCAATATGTCAAGTCGTTGGTTAGAGGGAGCTATATTAGTTTATTTAAAAAAGATTGGAGTTGTGGCACCTAACAAACCAAGACGAAAACCAAGAAATGAAGATGGTTCTGATGGTGAGGGTAAATTTACAGGCGCTTATGTAAAAGAACCTAAACCTGGTCTTTACAAATGGGTTTACGATTTGGATTTAACTTCTCTATATCCATCTATTATTATGAGTATCAATATCTCACCTGAGACCAAGATTGGTAAACTAAAAGGTTACTCTGCCGAACAACACATGAAAGGTAACCTTGAAACTTATTCGATTGTAGATGATAGTGGTAATGAGTTTCCACCTTTACCTAAAGAAAAGTTTCTAAAGTTTATTGAGAAAAACAAATACTCTGTTGCCGCAAATGGTGTTTTATATAGAACTGATAAAGTTGGGGTCATACCTGAGATACTAAGTGTTTGGTTTGACAAAAGAGTTGAATACAAAAACTTGATGAAAAAGTATGGTAAAGAAGGTAATGATGAACAATACAAGTTCTATGGTAAAAGACAATTGGTACAAAAGATTATGTTAAACTCGTTGTATGGAGTTTTAGGATTACCATCATTCAGATTCTATGATGTTGATAATGCTGAAGCAACTACGATTACAGGTCAAACTGTAATTAAAACAACTGAGTTGATTGCAAATCAATATTATTCAAAAGTAATAGGAAAAGAAGATGACTACAATGTTTATACCGATACTGATTCTGTTTTTTATCAGGCCGCTCCATTAGTAAAATCTCGTAATCCTGAACTCAATGAAGAGTCGGATGAAGAGATGATTCCTGCGATTCTATCCGCAGCAAAAGAAGTAGAAACTCATATCAACAAGGTTTATGATACAATGGCAAAACGATTGTTTAATATTGATTCTCATAAATTTGATATTAAACAAGAAACAATTGCAAAGGGTGGATTTTGGGTATCAAAGAAAAGATACGCACAATGGATTATCAATGATAACGAAGTTGATTGTGACAAGTTAGATGTAAAAGGATTGGATGTTAAAAGAAGTTCATTCCCAACTTACTTTAAAGAAGTTATGAAAACTGTTTTGTTAGATATTCTAAGGTCCGTTGATAAAAAAGAAATTGATACTAAGATTCTTGACTATAAAAAAGAAATGGAAGATAGACCATTTATTGATATCGCAAAGAACTCAGCAGTCAAAGGTATGAGTAAATATACAACAAAAACACAAGTATTGGGTGAGTTTAAAAAAGGTTCACCTGCTCATGTAAAAGCAGCAATAACATACAATCAATTACTTGCTTTCTATAAAGTACCATATAAATACGAACCTATGAAAGATGGTGACAAGATAAAGTGGGTATATTTGAAAAAGAATCCTCTTGGATTAGAGGCAACGGGTCTGAAAGGACATAATGACCCACCTCAGATTTTAAAACTTGTAGAACAATATATTGACTACGATAAAATTTGGGAAAAGGAGTTAGAAAATAAACTTGATGACTTCTATAAAGCTATGGATTGGGAAAAACCAAACCCAAATCTAAATAAAGCTTCAGAATTTTTTGGATTTTAAAAATAAATTTCGTATATTAATAAAAATAAACAATAGTAAATTATGAAAAAAAGCTCGTTTGAAGGTTTCATCACTAGATATAACTTAGGTGGTGAGGTCGAATCAGTTAAAATTGATTCAACAGAAGAAGGGTTATCTGTCAAATTTATATCTGACGATAAGACCCTATTAGGAAATGTAAGTAGTGATAACAAAGACTTCCCAAGTGGTGAGTTTGGTGTTTACACTACCTCTCAATTAAAAGGATTACTAACTGTATTAGATTCTGATATTGATGTAAAAGAAGGTGACGCATCACTTGTATTTTCAGACAAAGGAACTTCAGTAAACTATATGTTGGCTGATTTATCTGTTATACCTGTTGTGCCAGATTTAAAACAATTACCTGAGTTTACATCTACAATCAAGATGGACAATGATTTTGTAAACAAGTTTGTAAAATCAAAAGGTGCATTATCTGATTCAGATACATTTACATTCAGTTGTAAAAGTAATAAAGGTGAAGTAATCTTAGGTTACTCAAAGATTAACTCTAACAGAATTTCTATTAATGTAGAGTGTGAATGTGATGGTGATGTAGAACCAATTTCATTCTCAGCAAAATACTTAAAAGAAATCCTTAATGCTAACAAAGGTGCAAAGTCATCTTCATTGAAGATTTCACCAAATGGATTAGCTCATGTCTCATTTGAGAATGATGGATTTAAGTCTAACTATTATTTAGTAGAGATTAAGTAATGCAATTTTGGGATACAGAACCAGCGAAACCTGTTTTTGACTACGATGTAGAGAGAAAACGATTCATTGACAACATGGAGTATTTATCTACCATGTCTGTTGAGGAACAAACTCTTTACAAAAAATGGCAAGAATGGAATTCAGATTTACCAAAGTCTATGGCAAGAAAACCAAGTCTTGCAAAGTCTTTTGATATGATTTGGACTCCTACTGACATTTACAATAAGGAACTAACAATCAAAGAGATTGAAGAGTTAGAACCTTATGTAGAGTTAATTACAGATTCATCAGGCACTGCGAAGTGGACTGATATTCGTAAGTGTATTTCATCTATGGAATTTACTGCTAATCCTGGTCGTAATATAAAAGCATTTGCTAAAGACCGAAAAAGTGGTAAAGTTCTTGGTGTAATATCTCTTGGTTCTGATGTAACATCTTTAGGTGTTCGTGATAAGTACATAGGTTGGCAAAAAGAAAACAAGTTTAAAGATGGTAAGTTAAATCATACTACGATTGGAACATCTATCATCGCAACACAACCTTTAGGATATAATTTCTTAGGTGGTAAACTTGTATCAGCATTAACAACCTCACCTACATTCAGAGACTTGTGGAAAGAAAAGTATGGACAAACTCTAATCGCAGTTGGAACAACTTCTCTTTATGGAATCCATTCTCAATATAATGGAATCCCACACTTCAAGACATTAGGTGAATCAACAGGTAAAGTTTCTACTAAACCTGATAATGAATTTTACGATATCTGGCACCAATGGATTAAAGAAAATAAATCCGAAGAATATAAAAAAGTTACAACTCAAAAAGAAGGTATCCAAGGTCCTGTATCTGGTATCAAACAAAGAATATTGTCTATGATTTTTAAAGAGTTAGGAATCAAAAGTACACAATATCAACATGGATTCAAAAGAGGTGTTTACTTCGCAATGATGTATGATAACGGAAATGAATTTCTTAGAAATGAGATTGATGAAAGTCAACTTAAGATGAAGAAGAAGTTTGAAGAAGGTGACGATTACACAATCAGATGGTGGAAAAAGAAAGCTATCAGAAGATACACTAAGTTACACGATGAAAACAGATTGAAACCAGATACATTGTATTACATGGATATTATTGGAATGAGTTGGGAAAAAGCAAAAGAAACATATTTAAAAGAAGTAGGTCGATGAGTAATTCACTATGGGTCGAAAAATATAGACCCGACACATTAGATGGTTATGTTGGTAATCAACATATCTTAGACAAAGTAAAGATATACATTGAGAATGAGGATGTACCACACTTGTTACTCTATGGAGTTGCAGGAACAGGTAAGACTACCCTTGCAAAGATAATCACCAATCAGATTGATTGTGATTTAATGTATATCAACGCTTCTGATGAAAACTCTGTTGACGCAGTTCGTGATAAGATTCGTGGATTCGCATCATCAATGGGATTCAGAAAATGGAAAGTAATTATATTAGATGAAGCAGACTACTTGACACCAAATGCTCAAGCAGCACTTCGTAATCTGATGGAAACTTTCAGTAAATCTACAAGGTTCATTTTAACTTGTAACTATGTAGAAAAAATTATTGACCCGATTCAATCTCGTTGTCAGACATTCGCAATAACACCACCTTCTAAAAAAGAAGTGGCAAAAAGATTGTTTGATATATTAAACGAGGAATCAGTTAAGTTTGAAAAGGAAGACTTGGCAATCTTGGTCAATAGTGGTTATCCTGACATTCGTAGAGTATTGAACTCAGCACAAAGACAAGTTGTCAAAGGTGAGTTGAAGATAGATACAACATCTACGATTCAGGCAAACTATACAGAGGATGTAATTAAAGTTTTACAAGATAGTGGTGAAATGAAATCAAAGTTCAACACAATAAGACAGATTATTGCAGACTCTAAAGTGAAAGACTTTACACCATTGTATAGAGCACTCTATGATGAAGTAGACTCATATGCAAGTGGTAAAGTTGGACACACAATTTTGAATATAGCCGAGGGTCAATATAAAGACTCAATGGTCGTTGACAAAGAAATCAATGTAATGGCTATGATATTAAATATTTTAATGACATTAGGGAAATAAATTATGGCAAAAAAAGGAAAAGGAAAAGTTGTTAATTTTGGTCAACCAAAAGCACAACAACAACAACCTCAATTAAAACTTGACCCTGCAAAATTGGAAACTGTAAAGTGTCCTAAATGTAGTGGTATATTCTTTGACCAAACAACAATGTATAAAGAAGTACCTGCGGTTCAATCACCAACAGGTCAAGCTTCAATGTTACCTATACCTGTTGTATTGTGTAACAATTGTGGGACTATTCATCCTAAATTTACACCAAAAGAATTAATTGATGGCGTCAACGAAGAAGGCTAAGACATTATTTCAACATCTATCTGGACTTAAGGAGTATAAAACTTCTTGGGATAGTCTTTCAGTTATGGATAAGAAAACATTTGAACCATTTATGGTGAATAGATTCTTGTCAATGAATATGGGACTATTGGAGTTGGTAAACGAGCTTCAAAAGTTTACTATTGGCCAACTCAGTCCAAGAGATGTTTACAAAATGTATTTTGATTTTTTACCTAAAAAGAAAACTTGGGACAAGTATATAAAAGGTAAGAAAGATGATAAATACAATTCTAATGTTTTAGAGTATCTTGCAAAATATTATAAAGTATCTCAACGAGAAGTTAGAGATTATCTTGAGATATTAAGTAAAGATGATATTACAGAAATATTGTTAAAATATGGTTTAGATAAAAAAGAAGTAAAAAAATGGCTGAAGTAATTAGAGACAGAAAAAATAAAATAGAGTGGCAAGGTGAAAGATTAGAAAAAAGAAATGTAGAAGAGTCTGCAGTAGAATATTGTGAAAGAATGTTTCCAAACACTACAAATGAATTCAAAAAAATTCAAGAGGAAATGTATGAAACATTTTGTAAAAAACAAAGAAACTATGGACCTGATAATATTTCAGTTGGTTCTACCTTAGAAACTGATGATGAAATAAAAATATCACTAACAGGTTTATGGTTCAGAATGAATGATAAAATCCAAAGACTAAAACAATTAGTAGTTTTAGGTCAGCCAGATGAGGTTGGTGAGAACATTCAAGATACTTACGAAGATATGAGTGTTTATGGAATAATAGCACAGATAGTCCAAAGAAAGAAGTGGGCTAAGTAAAATTTAACAATTTATTAACATAAAAGATTTGGTAATGTCAAGTCTTTTTCTTATCTTTAAGTAGATGAAAAAATCAATGGTATCCAATATATTTAATTTTCCCGTACACAAAGAGGGAAAAGATGATGTAAAGGTTTCCTACTCACAATATACAATGTGGGCAAATTGTCCTAAACAATGGAAACTTACATATATGGATGGTCACAAAGACTTTGACCCATCCATACATCTTGTATTTGGTACTGCTATGCATGAGACTATTCAAGCATGGTTACAAGTCATGTATAATGATTCTGCAGTAAAAGCAAATGACATGGACTTGGAAAAGTTACTCTTAGATGAAATGGCTAAAGAGTATAAAAAGATGATGGCAATCTATGGTGTTAAGTTTACCACCAAAGATGAAATGAACGAATTTTATGACGATGGTATTCAGATACTTGACTTCTTAAGAAAAAATCGAGCAAAGTATTTTTCAACAAGGACTATGAGATTGGTCGGTGTTGAGTTACCAATATACTATCCAGCGTCAGAATCAAATGAAAATATTATGATGAAAGGATTCTTAGACTTAGTATTTGAGAATCTGGCAGATAATACAATAGAAATTTGGGATATCAAAACATCTACAAGAGGATGGAATAAATGGCAAAAAGCTGATAAAACTAAGACGGCTCAGTTAGTTTTATATAAAAAGTTTTTCTCAGAACAATACGGATATCCGATAGAAAAAATACAAGTTAGATACTTTATAGTAAAGAGGAAACTATGGGAAGAGGCCATGTTTGCTCAACAAAGAGTACAAGAATTCGTACCAGCACATGGAAAACCAACACTAAATAAGATTGTAAAAAGTTTTGATGAATTTATTGAT